TTTTATTATAAATTTCCAATATAAAGGTTTATAAGTTATATTTAGCAGTATGAGTCTAGTCGCAGAACAAAACCTTGAAGTTACTGACGAAGATAGAGTCGAGCTTCAATCACATTTTCCGTATGCAGGAGTAAAACTGTCCGAGCTTTCTGTCCAAGAAGAAAGGTTGATTTTGTACTTTATCCGTGGAATGAGTAAAGCGGCCGCGGGACGTGCAGCGGGGTACAGAAACCAAGATGCGGTATACGAGGCCTTCAAAAGACCGAAACTCCAACAGGCAATCGAGTACCTCAGACAAGAGATGCGTGAAGAAGTAAAATTCGATAGGACTACCGCGACCCAAATGTATTTAGAAGCGCATCGTAAATCATCGACCTCTACCGAAGAAAAGAATGTTGTCGATTCTCTATGCAAGCTCCACGGTCTATTTGCACCCGAGCAAGCTACCCAAGTTAATATTAATGTAGATAAAATTCAACAATTAGAAAGACTACCCGACTCCGAGCTGCTAAGATTAGCTGGAGTAGACATGTCTTATCTAGAACCAAAAGGAGAAAGAAATGAGTAAATACGCACAACAAGCAAAAGCTACTAAGAAAAAAAGAAAAGTAACAAAGCTAAAAGGTAAACAAAATTCTTTGCCTGATTTTATTAAGAAAAAAATTATGGCTAAAAAGGGGAAAAAATAATGCATTGTATAAATCAAAAACCAAAGGGTATGAAAATGGGCAAAAAGAAAAAGTCCAAAGGTACAACTAAGAAGTCGTACAAAGGGGGCAAGAAGTAATGGTGGTAAAGAAAAAGCCCGCCAAAAAGAAAAGCGGGGCCAAGCCCACTAACCCAGCTCTATATTCTAGAGTTAAAGCAGAAGCAAAACGTAAATATAAAGTTTGGCCGTCTGCATATGCTTCAGGTTGGCTAACTAAGACTTATAAAGCGAGGGGCGGAGGCTACAGATAGTGGCTACTAGTAAACCCAAAGGCGGATTAACTAAATGGTTCGGCGAAAAATGGGTTGATATAGGTAGAAAGAAGAAAGGTGGAGGTCATGCACCCTGCGGTAGGAAAAAAGCGTCAACAAAACGCAAAGGATACCCAAAATGCGTACCAAAAGCCAAAGCAGCAGGTATGACTGCAGCACAAAAGAAGAGTGCTGTTAAGAGAAAACGGTCTAAAGCCCAAGGAGTAGGCGGAAAACCAACAAATGTGAGAACTTATGCCAAGAAAACCAGCAAAAGCAATAAGAAAAACAACAGGAAAAGGCGGTAATTACCGAAAAACCAAATCTGGCGCAGGAATGACCAAAAAAGGTGTTGCTGCATACAGAAAAGCGAACCCCGGTTCTAAGTTAAAGACCGCGGTTACAGGAAAAGTTAAAAAAGGTTCAAAAGCAGCAAAAAGACGTAAATCTTATTGCGCTAGGTCAGCAGGACAACTTAAAAGAAGCTCTGCTAAAACTAGAAATGATCCAAATTCAAGAATTAGACAAGCGCGTAGACGCTGGAAGTGTTAACCAAGGAGAAAAAGCATGGGCTATGGAAAAGGATACCCGAGAGGGCCAGTTAAGAAAAAAAAGAAAGCAGCTAAGAAAAAGAAGAAGTGACGGAGCTTCAAAAAGTAGAATGCTACAAGTGTAAAAAGTTGTTGGCAGATAACCTCGTACTTCCCAAAGGGTTGTGCGTGTATTGCGCTGCGGATGAGTCGGATGCTTTACCCGAGCCTAAACCCCAAGAAAACAAACAAGCTAAAAAAGAACAAAAAGCGCAAGTTCGTGCAGAACAAGAACTGGCAAAACGAATACTGTCCAGAAAACGGATGTTGCCTTTTGTAGAAAAGTTTAATCCAGACTACCAAGCAGGTTGGGTGCACAAAGATATATGCCAAAGGCTCGAACAGTTTAGTCAAGATGTGCAGGATAAAAAATCACCAAGGTTGATGTTGTTCATGCCTCCGCGTCATGGTAAAAGTACACTTGCAAGTATAGCCTTCCCAGCGTGGCACTTGGGCCGTAATCCAGGGCACGAGTTCATAAGTTGTTCGTATTCCGGATCTTTGGCCATGAGCTTCTCTAGAAAAGTACGTCAAGTATTAAGAGAGCCTAATTATAAGAATGTATTTGAAGATACGAAATTAGATAAAGATTCACAGTCCGTAGAATCGTGGCAAACAACACAAGGCGGCGGATACGTAGCAGCCGGTGTTGGTGGTGGTATTACTGGTAAAGGTGCGCATGTACTTTTAATCGATGACCCAGTAAAAAACAGAGAAGATGCAGAATCAGAAAACAGCCGCGAGGCTACCTGGGATTGGTACACCTCTACTGCCTATACTCGTTTATCTCCAGGTGGGGGCATATTAGTTATTCTTACAAGATGGCACGATGATGATCTAGCAGGTCGCCTTCTTCAGCATGCAGAAAAAGGCGCGGACTCTTGGGAAGTAGTTAAATACCCAGCAATAGCAGAAGAAGATGAAGAGTTTCGTGCAGCGGGAGAACCCCTGCATCCAGAACGTTATAATGTAGAATCTTTAGAAATGATACAAAGGGCCATCGGTCCCAGAGACTGGACGGCGTTGTATCAACAGAACCCGGTATCCGATGAGGGTGATTACTTTACTCGAGATATGATTAGATATTATGAACCGGATGAGATTGAGTATGATAAGATGCGTTATTACTGCGCGTGGGACTTGGCTATCGGGCAAAGAGACAGGAACGATTTTTCTGTAGGAATTGTCGTAGGTATAGATGAGTATGATAACATGTTTGTAGTAGACTTAGTTCGTGGCAAATACGATGGTTACGAGCTGGTAGAAAAAATACTGGATCTTTACGAACAGTGGAGACCCGGCATAGTAGGTATTGAGCGTGGACACATAGAAATGGCTATTGGACCTTTCTTAGAAAAACGTGTTGCGGAACGTAGGTTACATTCTGCATATTTTAAAGATTTAAAAGTAGGGAGACGAGATAAAGAAGCTAGAGCAAGAGCTATACAGGGTAGGATGCAACAGGGTAAAGTTTATTTCCCTGAAGATTCTGTCTGGACGGGCCCAATGATTGCTGAGCTTTTACGTTTTCCGAATGGGGTACACGATGACCAAGTTGATGCTTTAGCTTGGGTTGGTTTAATGATAATGGAGTTTGCTACTTTTTATGAAGCTCCAGAGCATATACCTTCGTGGAGAGATAGGTTAGAATTAATAGCGAAAGGGTCGAAAAAGAAATCGGCAATGAGTGCATAATATGGCGTATAGTAAAAAACCGAAGAAAAATTTATCAAAAGCAGAACAGCTGACTCTGGCAAAACAGCAGTGGAACGCTTACACACGTGCGCGAGATCATGGCCACGAAGACTACGTAGACCTAGCAAAAAAATGTGACGCATATTATAGAGGCGAGCAATGGGACGATTTTGATATGCAGCAGCTAGATGACCAAGGGCGTCCGGCTCTAACTATTAATACTATTTTACCTACTGTAAATGCTGTACTAGCTGAACAAAGTTCTAAAAAAGCAGACGTGCAATTTAAACCTAGGGGCGGAGGCAACCAAGATGTTGCAGACGTACTGACTAAAGTTTACGCACAAATAGCCGATAACAATAAGTTAGACTGGATGGAAGCGCAGGTTTTCTCTGATGGTCTTATACAAGACCGCGGATGGTTCGATGTGCGTGTAGATTTTGATGACCATGTAAACGGCGAAGTACGAATAGAATCTAAAGACCCATTAGATATAATAATAGACCCAGACGCTAAACACTATGACCCAAGGACTTGGAACGAGATATTTGAAACTAAGTGGATGAGCTTAGATGAAATAGAAGAGACTTATGGACAAAAAGAAGCAGATCAACTTAGATTATTAGCAGAAACTGGCACTACTTTAGGTGCCGACTCTATGGACTTTGAAGAAGAAAGGTATGGAGATACAGATGAACATAATTACGGACAACAATACGCCGGGGACCCAGAGAATGCACGTTCACTTAGGTCTATAAGAGTTATAGAAAGGCAATACTATAGATTAAAAGACTGCATGTACTACGTAGACCCTGTAACAGGCGATAAAAGGTTAGTTCCTTACAACTGGAACAAAAAGAAAAGAGAACAATTTGCTGACCAGTTTGGGCTAGACATAATTCAGAAAAAAATGCGAAAGGTTCGTTGGACGGTGTCAGCAGATACTGTAATATTATTTGATGACTGGTCTCCTTACGAACACTTTACTCTTGTGCCGTTTTTTCCTTATTTTAGGAGGGGTAAACCTTTTGGGATGGTAAGAAACTTATTATCACCACAGGAACAACTGAACAAAATTACTTCACAAGAACTTCACATTGTAAATACAACAGCTAACAGTGGCTGGATTGTAGT